CAATTGATCTTCCTTCATACTCCCAAGGTACGAATGAAAGTTCACATATCAAAATCCTTCTTAAAATACCGTCCTTCAATGTTATCGTTTAAATATTCGTCACTCTCTAATACTTCTAAACTAAATAAGTATTTGTTTTCTAAGTAAGTTAATTCTTTTTTAGAGAAAGCAGGTTGGAGTATTTCACGTTTAAAATCAGCTTGATTACCTTTTTTAACTTCTTCCTTAATAAATTGGTGTGAACCATAATAGGTTTTCCAATCGCTTTCTTTTTGAATCATTTTAAATTTAGGTGGTCGACCTTTACCCTCATAGAGTGCTAGTTCTTTTTTACCTAACTTTTTCTTTAAATTATATATTAGCGATTTTTTGCCAACATATTTTTTACCAGTAGGGATATGGGTTGTTTGATAAACATACCCATATGTGCCTTTTGGAAATTCTTCGTAACTATTTGGTATTATCATGTATCAAATCTTATAACGAATGTAGTATCAGTTTCACTACTTGCTTTTATAGGTTGGCCTAATTTTCCTGTTACTAATAAATTACCATTATCATCATATAATCCTACAGATGTAATATATGGTTTAAAATTAGAACCAGTTGCAAAATTAGCTATATCTTCGTTTTGGCTAAAAGGTATTTTACGTGCTGAAATATTTGTGGTAAATTCAAATTCATCCTCAGTCATAGTACACTGATATTCGTTTTCAGTAATTAAATGAGTATTCTTATAAGATAATGTATCTATAGAACCACCATCAAATAAACTCATATATTTTGGATGTGTTAAAACCGCAAATCCATTATCATAGAATATATTACCTATTGGGTAAGTACCTGTAAAGGATTCTGAAATTTGGGCTATTTGAGCTGAAGACATTCCCTGATTCCATATTTGAAGTTGTTGGAATCTGAATCCGGATTGGGATGAGAATTGAGTAGAAGAAATATTATAAGTACCGTTAGGGTTTTGTTTTTTAAATAACGTTATATTGCTTTTATTTTGACAAATTCTTGTATTATCTGTTACCTGAGCGTTATTTCCATTTTCATCTACAGCAAGTACTCCATTTTTGTAAATTTCTAATATTCCATCTTTTCTTTGTGCAATTACATGGATATGTGAACCAACATCTGAAGTATGAAATATGTTTCCTGACACAAAAGATCTATTTTCTCCATCAAATCTTTCAAACATTAAAGAACCAGTACTTCCTATACCTTTAACTGATAATTTATAGGGGAATTGAGGGGAAGCTGGGATTGTAGTTATATCTAAAGCTCCCGTAATATTCATTGCAAATCCTCCTCCAGCTTCAGATCCTAAAGGTGGAGAGTCTTGTGCACCTTCTTTAGTAAGGATAAATTCGGTGACTTCAGATATTATAAGTGAATTAAAATCTATTCCGGGCAAATAATAGAAACTTATACAAAAATCTTCATCATTAAAATTTAAGTAAGGAGCGTTTTGAATAGTAACTCTAGCATCCGTATTGTTTCCTTGGGATATTAATTGAGTATTAAATTGTCCCGTTTGATTAAATTGATTTTTATGGTATGTTACTATATTTTGAAAATATGAATCATCATAAAATGTTCTTGAATAACCATCAGGAAAAGGAGAATTAACATATTGATTACCTGTTTCTATATCTAAAGTTAAATCAGCTCTTTTAAACCCATTAACAGGAGCTAAATAAAATACCCTATTATCTTCGTTAGGAAAATTATCTTTTCCTATTGATGTATCATATAAATTACCAAATCCATCATCAGTAATTGTATAAGTATTACCTCCATTACTAACTGTTAAATTGAAATTATTAGGTTGAACTTCTGAGCCAAATGTCTTTTGGCTTAAGCTTAATAAACTAGCACTTTGATATAATCTTCTTTCTTGGGTAGTATAAGTAGCATCATCTAATTCTAAACGATGTGCTCTTTCTCTAATATAGTCTCTATAATAGAGTTTATCTATTTGATAATATTTTTTACTTCCAGTAGAAAAAGTACTTTTATTTAATCCACTCCAAGCTAAAGACGCAGTGCTAGCACCAATTGAAGCCAAATCAGTAGTGTTATACTGTTTATGGGCTTCAAAAGGTGTTATTTTTATATCATTAGCACTGAGCTTTTTAAATATACCCGCCATTAATAATCGAGTTTAATTTTAATAAGGGCTTCTTTTGTAAAATCTTTTGGTAATGGTTGACTTAATTTTGCAACTGCTAATAAATCCTGGTTATCATTATATAACCCTACTGTAGTTATGTAGGTTTGTGGGTTATCAATCATAGAATCAAAACTTAATGTACCATCATTTAGTGTAAATGAATCATTTGTAGTATAATTAAATTCTTGGTTTTTTACTCTACAAAAATAAAATTTACTGGCAATATCTTCTTGTGCATCTAATATAAACGAATTACCTAATATTAAAGCATCTTGTAGTTTAATAGGATTTTGTTCGCTAGTATTAGAACCTACTCCTGTTTCTAAGGCTATACCATTATCTGCAGCTGTGGCATCTAATGCATCAGCATTTAGAATAATAAATCCGGCATCAGGATAAATATAACCATAAGAACCACTATCAGTAACATAAGTATTGCTACTTCCTACTCTTTCCCCATTAGATCCAGATACTAAATTAAATTCCCTACCTACACCAGCTCTAATAGCATTGGCTGAGCCTGAGGTTGTTACTGAATCTGAAGTTAATTTTAATAATTTAGTTGATCCCGAAAGTTGTAAATTAAAATTATTTAATCTAAGAGCATTTTTATATCTAGCTCTATTTATATTAATAACATAAATATCATCTGGAGTATAACCATTAAAACTAAAGTTTTGAGTTTCATCTCCACCAAATACTAAATTTCTATATTGGGTATAAATTGATTTAGCAGCACTATAACCTTCAGCTCCTGTGCCAGAAGAAAAATCTAAAGACCCACTTCCTACTTTGTTTCCGTAAGCTATTGAAAATTGAGCTTCTTCATCTGTGTTAGCTTCTGGATCTTTATTATAAATTTCCATGTAAAAAGCACCACTTGATGTAGATGTTGTAGTGACATATTGGACACTAGAAGAAAAAAATCCTAAAGTAGCTAAATCATTTGTATTACCTGACCATGCACTAGTAAATACTCTATCTATAGAATCTACTGTATCTCCTCCTTGGAAAATTGTATAAGTCGCAATGTTATTATTTGTCGCCATGTTAATCTATTTTATTAGAATGAAGAAGCAGCTTGGGCAGCATTAGTGCCTGAGTTTGCATCTTTATTTACTTGTAAAGTTATTGTTGATCTAGCACCTGTATCTAAACCTACTACTATAATTGAAGTAGCTAATGCTGAATTACTACCAAATAATGTAGTTCCTGCTAATGATGTACCTGTAAATGAGGTACCAATAAAGGTTTGAGATAAAGCAGTACCTGTAAATGGAATACCTGTTGTAGTACCTGCTCCTGTTCCCCCAGTTGAACTACCTTGTTGGATTAATCTTCTATCTGCTATAGTAAATGAATAATTTGACTCTACAGTAGTATCAAAATTAAGAGTATTAGGTGTAATAGTAAAGTTAGCTGATCTCCCTACAGTAATATTTGTAGATTGTAAACTTAATACTGGGATTTTAGTAGTACCTCTTGGTAAGGTAACTAATTTTGAAACCATAGTATTATTTTCATTAGGAATAGCTTCAATTAATGGTAAATTTTCAATTGCTTCTCCATAATAAGCTGAACCATTTGGGTGGTTTTCATTATATAAAGTATAATCGATTTCATCATCTGCTAAAGCAAATTGAGTAATATTGAAAGAACCATCCTGGCGTGATAAAAGTTCACGACCTTTTTTGGTTAATATAGCGTCTACAATAACGCTTGAATTGTCTAAATATCCCATTTAAATTTTATTTTGTTTATAAATATATATTATCTAAGGTTTCTGTTAGATTCATTTAATTTTATTAAGTTAGATGTATCTCCTCCAACATTTATACCTGCTCTAGTGAGAAAAAATAGTAAGTTATCCTTTATAAAAGGGTGTAAATTTTCGGAAATTATAACAAATTCTTTATTTCCTATCCCTTCAGGTAATTGGTCAATTTTATCTAATTCAACTAATAAAGAAGGATTTTCATCATTTAATTTACTTATTATATAACTTCCACTAGTAAAAATTGGTGGGGTCACAGAATCATTAAATTCATTTACATCCACATATTGTTCTGAAACATAATCTTGGTTAAAAGAATATTTGTTACTTACTTCAAAATAAGGTGGATTATTAGTAGAGTTATGACTTATAATTTCGCCTGTTGATAACTCCGCTAAGTTAGTAGTAAGTTTTGCCCCCCCTGAATTGTCATAACTACCTGTAAGTTTTGTTCTTATAGTATAATCATAATTAGGTATTCCTAAACCAACCACAGAATCACTATGAGGTCGGAAAGTTATAAAAAATCTCTTATCCCCAACCCATGAGGTATTATCTTTATAACCAAAAGCAGAATCTATAAAATCTTGGAATTGACTTCTTCCTAATACTTCAGTTGGTGTTTGAGTTTGTGGTTTACTTCCCATAATTATTTAAATTTTAAGGATTAGCAGGACCTGAGTCTGAATTAGAACCACCTGCCCAAGCAGGAGGGGTTGAAATTAATGAGCCCGTAAAAAACTTATCTATTATTAATTGTTGGTTATATATAGTAAATTCAGCTCCTAAATCATTTTGTGTACTAGAAGTAGCATAAAATAATTGATTAGATCCTGAATACCTTACACCATATCCTGAACCCGTATTATCTGTATCATGTCTTTCTACTAATAACATTTTTTGGAGTTGACCAGAATTATTAAATATATTATAAGAAGATTTTAAATTATCATCTATAGTTTCGTCAAAAAGTTTAATTTCAGCTTCAGAATTAATAGGGAAATCATGATAAAAAGATCTATAAAATCCTTTCTTTTTTACATTTGTTTCATCATTCCCTCTAATACTATGTCTAGTAATACTTAAATCATCATTAATTGTAAGATATTCATGCATAGTAATATATGAAAAACCTTCAAAATGAGTTAAAGTACCATCATCAATACTACTACTATTCATTCCTACTATTCTACTTCCTAAATAAATGTTTCTTGTATAATTTTGAAGAACAGGTGTTTTACCATAAGTGGTATCCCCATTAGTAAATTCATTAATAGTAGATGCTTGTAATTGTTTACCAGTATAACGTGATGAATTCCAAGCTTTAGTTTCTAAAACTGAGTCATTAAATTCAAATTGTTTAGAAATTATTTGTTTTTGACCTAATACTGAATCTCCTATCCATAATTTAATTTCTGTAAATCTAACATCATTATCTCCAGGATCAGGTGGTGGTGTTTCGTCAAAATTATCGAATTCAATTTTTAAAGTATATAATGTCTCTATGGGGGTATCTCCATTTTCTATATTATATGGAGTATCTGTATATATAGTAGTATTATATGATGATGCTCCTGTACTTTGTTCAATTGTAGTTTCATCTAGTCTTCCTTCATTAAATATAAGTTTATAACCTAATGCTACACCAACTGAAGTAGTGACTTTACCTAAACATTTTAATTCATTTCTAGTTTCATATAAACCATTTGTTCCAAAATTAAATAATACATGAGTAGTTTCACTATTATTGTTTATAACAATACCATTCCCTACTGGTACATTGTTATCAAAAAGTTTAGTTAAATCATCATATAAACCATTTAAACTATGACTGACATTTATACTAAAATCACCATTATTATATTTAGTAGCAAGATCTAATTGATATAAACTCATGAGAAATAATATTTTTTGCTTAATCTTCCTTTTTGTGCTACATTTTCAACTGCAGTACTATAACTACCACTTTCAATATAAGCTACAACATCAATAAATACATCATGAACTGTTTCATTTGTAGAAGTTATAGATCCTGAAGGTGAATATTCAGCTAAATGTTCGGTTAATTGTTCATAGTCAATATTTGTACCAGCAATCTTTGTCCTCTCCAAATAATGTGGTTCAATAACTAAACCAGTTTTTAAATTAGCTTTTGCTGGGACAAATTCCTTAATCATTTTAAATAATGTATGATCAAAAAATTGTATGGTTCTTATGTAGTCACCTATTCCTAATTTTTTACTTAATTTTTGAGTATATATGTCTCTAATAGTTTTTAAATCGGGATAACTACCAGAGGTATAGTGGGTTGGGTCACCAATATAATCATCTAATCTAAATCCACCTAAAGTATAAATTATATCTTCATTAACTTCAAAAGTTGGTGAGAAAAATACACCTACATCTGAATAATCAAGTGGTTGTCTATCTTGGGGTGATGTTTCAACTGAAATAAATGGATCTAAGAAATTATCATCAAATGTACCATTATCAATTCTAACTTTATCTGATACCATTCCGGAACCTACTGTGTCAGGTGTTGTTAAATGGTGGGTTTCTTCTATATTAACTGTTTTACCGGGGTAATAATATATGTTAGATATCCCGGTAAAACCATTTAATGATAAATTAGGGGCATAATTTAATTTATTTTGTCCATACCTAAGAGCTTCTGTTGCGTCAGAACTTGGGCCTGTAAGACCTAATGTGGATCCTAATGGAGATCTATATAATAATTCTTCATAACTAGAACTTATTGAATTGCCGTTATAATTAAAGGGTGATAAAGATTGAGATATTATAGTAGATTCATTAAGTACTTCTCTCCATATTCTAAGTTCTTGTATAGAACCAGTATATTCTATTCTTGGAGAAGTATCAGAGACTCCTATAAAAGTTTTATCTTGGCGAAGAGGTAAAACCCATAAAGTTTGGGATAGTATACCTAAATTAGTGTCAAAATAATTACCAGCATTTAAACTACATGAAGTTACATAGGTGTTTTTATTAAAAGTAGTTTGAGTAGCATACGCTGTTATATTTTCAGTATTTTGATGGTCAAAATTAACAGTTATATTCCATGGTTTACCGTTATAAAAGGGGACTAATGAACTAGATACTACTTTTGTGAATGGACTAGTTAAATCATTAGCTGAACTACCAGTTACTATAAGTAAATGTGCAAATGACCCACTTTCGTATAAATCATTATTTATACTTTGAGATATTTGAATAGCTATTTTACCTTGACCTGTGTTAGTCCCTATAGCTAATATTGTTTGGGTCCCTGTTTTGAAATTATTATCAGGTAAATATCTTACTTGGATACTTTTAGGTGTCGCTGCGTTTGTACCACCCCAAGCATTATCGTCAAAGATTCGAAGAGCTCTAAATACAGCAAAATCATATGAGTTTGAAAGGGATTCTTCATTACTTACCATTTGGCTTTCTTTCTGGTAACTAAATGTTCTAAATCCTGTTTTATCTACTAATGGTCCACCATATTCTTTAACATGTAATACAGTTTCAGGGATACCATAACAAGCAATTAATGCTTTTAATCCACGTTCAGTACCTTTAGTTTTTAAAAGGTATGATGAATTATGATATAATCGTTTCCAGATTTCTTTAGCAATATCTCCTTTAGGAATGGGTGCATTAGAAGCAGAAATTAGAGTTGACCCATCAGTAGGACTATATTCAAACGTTCCTGTTCCATCATCACCAATAAGGTATTCATATAGTGATGAGTTTGAAAATTGATCATATGCACTAATACCTCTTGAAGTTAATTGATTTAATACTAAATCTTTTGATATACCATCTTTTAATCCACTATGTGCTTCATTTATATCGGTTATACTATCTATATAAGCCCAAATACCATCAAAGTGTTGAGCTATCATCTCAACAAACAGGATATACTTATCATTTTGTGTATTATCCTTAATATGAGGTGGGATAGTGTTTACTAAATTATGTTGATTAATTTCATCATATTTAGAAGCACTCAACATTTGTCCTCCATAATATGTGTTATTATAATCACCTACAGGAGCTCCAAACCAAGATACAGCAGCTGCGGAATTTACTTTAGCATTTGTATGGGGTAAAGTATTACTTGTTTTGGGCCATGCATATGCTCCAGATTCATAGTATAAGTATCTTTCATAGTAATCAAAGCCTTGAATTAATCTATCTTGTTTATTTAATATAATATTTTTATTTTCGCTTACAAAGGTAGACGATGTTATATCTCCTGTGATATTATCTAATTTTGCTAATGAGCCCGAATACGTTTCTAATAATTCTAATTTATACTTAAAATTACTTAACCTTTCAGTGGCTGAGCTAAAATGAATAAAGTTTTCAAAATGATAGCCTGTAGATGTGTCAGGGTTATCAAATTCTAAATCAACTTTAATTTCACTACCACTTAATAAATTTTGTACATTATTAAAACTTGAACTTATAGATCCATTACTTAATATTTGATCAAAAGTTTTTTGGCTACTGGGTACTGTAAATATGTCTTCGTTTGATAATGAAAAATTGGGTGCACCAATATCGATACTAGTATCAATTAATGTTTCTTGTTCTAATTGAACAGTAACTTCTAAAGGATTGATTATTTCTTCAATAATATTAAAAGAATTTCCTATAGAAAGGTTAAACGGTAAAGGATTATATAATTTAATTAACCCAGTTTTATCTCTGCTTAATATAGCATTTAATACTAAAGTAGAGGATTTGCCAGAAATTAAATTAATATCTCGTATAAATGGAGATATATTTAATATACTATTTAGTACACTTAAGGTATTTTCAAAATCTACTTGAGTAATATCATTAGGAGTAATTCTGATTTCTCTTCTAGAAGGAGAAATTTCAGATATAATAAAAGCATCCTTATTAATATTTAAAATTTTTCTTCTAAAAGAAAAATTCATTACATAAGTTCCCGAGCTATATCCATAGTCTTTAAGAACTTGTTCATAATCTATATCTATAGAGGTTACTTTAGGTGTACCACTAGTGCCAGGAGAATTATAATAGGGAGTATATTCCCTAAAATTTTCATCAAAAAGTAATAATTTTCCTTGTTGGTCAAATATTTCAAGTTTAACAAAATCATTATCCTGCCCAAAATTCCTTACTAACTGTGTAGTAGAAATTTGTTCTATATCTTGAGAATTTAAAGTCTCTATTATTTGGGTATTTAATATGGCCATTTATGAGTTAGGGTCTAAATCTGCTAATTTGTTTTTAATGATGTCTTTAAGTGCCTCTATGGCTTCAAATAAATCTTCTGTCCTTTGACCAGATGAACTTTTTTCAACATCAGCTTTCCATTGACTGTAAGTTCTATTTTGGTATTTAAGGTCACTAGATTTAGCTTTTTCATAAGCTTGTCTTAAATCTTTACCTGCTCGACTATCATCAAAATCAGAACCTACTATATTATTTGCCCTTATTTTGAGATCATTATAAGTCATTATGGGATTTTCAGGATCGCCACCTATTTGAGTTAAATAAGCATCATATGCAGCTTGAGCTTGTTGGCTATTAATTTGACCTTCTAAAGTATCTGCTATTTGTGTGACTAAAGTTTCAATTTCACCTTCTAATGTTGAAATTTGTCCTTCTAATTCACTTATTTGACTATTTAAATTATCTACAACACCTTGAAGTGGGTTATTATAACTGCCTACATAATCTAAACTAGTTTCTATTATAGTAGTATGAGAATTTTCTCCTTCTTTAGGGATATCAAAAAAGATTTCATTATAAAAATTAAAAAACTGATCAATTTCAATAGGAAGATTAGTACTATTTAATTCTTCAAAAGATATATTATTTTTATTATTAAATTCTTTTTTACTATATATAGTTCTAGTAAATGTTATATCCCCGTCGTAATTAGGAGGGACTGGATTTTCTTCATCTACAACAGATGTAGAAAAATTTTGATTCATAGAACTATTATTTCTAGATTGAAAAATATCAGACGAAATATTATTTTCTTCTATAGTAGTATTTCCGTATTTAGTATTGTGCGAAGCCATTATGATTTAACTATTTTAAAGTAACAATTTTCATCAAATACTCTTATACCATCATTATTCTCATGTTTAAATAAGAGTTTATAATATCTTCCTTCTTGTAAACCATTCATATATAACTTAAAATACATACCTTCTAAGTCAGCACTTAGTTTAGACGTAGGTCCAAATGGTATAATAGTTTCTTCAGTAGCATAATCAATTAAAGAATAGTAAGATTCACTAGTAAAATATTTAGTGTCCAAATAATTTGAAGAAGTAACAAATCTACGTGTAGGATATAATTCTCTAACATTAAGTCTAAATTTAGGTTCTTCTATACTTTTAAATGTACCTTTATTATTTCTTAAAGTTACATATATTTCTCCTGAATTTAAAATTGTATTACTAGTAGCGGATCCTGTGTCATAGGATGAATCATCCCATGCAATGTCCAAATAAGGAGGATATATTGTATGGGTATCCATAGAGAAAAAGTTTAATTCCCCATCATTTATAGCAGTAAATTCTTGTGATCCTGAGCGTTTTAATATAAATCCATTATTAGTAATGCCATCAGGATAAGTTGCTGAATTATTACTGGCACTATAGTGTTTTAAAACAGGTAATGTTATGTCTAAGGATATATCTAATTCATCATTATATCCATAACTCCTATCTACTTCAAAAGTAGATCCTGTGTACCATACACCACCTCCTGGGGCATCATCTATCCAACTTCCCGTAGTACCCGCAGATAAACTGGCAGTATTCCAATACGTTCCGATAGCATTATATTTGGTTGCATTTTCACTTCCATCGCGGTATTTCCAAGATACTCCATCAGTAATTTGTGGGATATTGTTTAATCTACCTGTACCATTTATCCAACTTTCAGCAAGAGGATAAATTTCTAAATGTTGATCAGCACTTAATTCTTTATGTTCAGTTTGCCATAGCTTTAAACTAGCAGTGACAATATTTTTATTTTGGGCTTTATTATTAATAACATCAACTAATTGGGTTGTATTAAACTGTATTAAAATTCTACTAGGATAAAAATTAGTATCTGTGTTAGATTTAATATCTCTTAATGTTAATATTTCATCAATCCCCGTATTTAGAGTTTGATTTGTAGGACGAGAGTATATTGTAGCGTCTTTTTCAGGAAATAAGAAGTAATGTGCCATGGTTATTAATTATCGAGTTACTCTACCAATTATATCACTATTAGGGTATTTTAATTCAAATATTGCAGGATCTACTGATGGATATATAATATTATTTCGAGTGGCTGCTTCAAAATTATATTTAAATTGAGAATAACCATCATCAATACCATGTTTATTAGTAATAATAATTTGATCTACATTTTGAACACCATCAACGTTGTATAAAATATTATTTATATCGCCTTTTATAATTGGTTGATTAATTTGCCAATTATCAATATTAAAAAAATCCTTAAGCCTATTAATACATCTAATTAATACTGAATCATTATTAAATCCTTTTTTAACGCTAATATTAAATTCTACATTAAAGTTAAGAACAGAAGCATTTTTAATATTGATAGCATCTGTTAACATTCTATATTGCTCTAAATAAGTAGCTAAATTTATTTTTGCAGCCGTTGGGAGGGTTTCTAATTTTTTATTAAAATTAAAACCTAAAACATATAAATTAAGAGCATTAGGGTTAGATATTCTTTTATTGGTTTCTAATGAAATTTGATTGTCTTGGGTTATATATGCTTTAGCTATATTTCCAAATTGAACAGGCATAGACAATGTTCTAAATATATAATCTTCTTTTGTTACAGTACGTTTTTGGGCAGCAAATTGAGCTATAGTATTAAGACGGATATCTTGTGCTGAATCACCAGGACCACCACCCAAAGCTGGTTCAGGATTAGTGCATGCTAAAGAATCTACAGCATCATTAAAAATCGAAGAATTTAAATTACCTTGACGAGGAGTTATAGTTACACTACCTATTCTATTAATGACGTTTGAGTTAGTATTTGATTGGATCCCCCCACCAACTAAATATTTAATAGTTAAAGTAGTATTAGAAGGGGCTTCACCATAAGTTTTAGTATATAAAAAATTTGAAGGATCATATGCTTTATCTAATAATGATCTACCATCTTTAATACCCAATCCAATATTATCTGGGTTAGGAATAATAGTAGTATCATCACCTCCTGTTGATCCTGCTCCAAAATGAATTTCTAATTTTTTATTAGATTTAAATCTAGTAGTAAATCTTTTAGACACTTTTTTAGTCCTTAATAAGTAAGGAATTTGACCATTATATTGGGGTAGGTCAGGATCATATGCTTCATTATTAGGTACCTCCTCAAATACAGTTTCTTGAGCTAAATAGGGAACTTCAGTCCAAGTATTACCTTCTGAATCTGTAATAGATTGGATTTCAATTATGTTAGAATCTTCTAGTGATATAGTTTTAAATCTTTCAGCCCCTTGTATACTAAAAGTAGCAGTTTTAATATCAGCACTTATAGCTTTAACCGTTTTTTTAAGTAAAAAATAATCGGGCTGTCCATCATCTAAAGAATAAACTGTTTGTTCTGTAGGATCAGCAGATGATGAAAACGCAAAATCTACATCTTTTTCTATTATATATCTAATTCCACTTCCATTATTGGGTAAGAAGTCTGAGTTTTGTTTTACTTTATAGGCATATCTCCAATCAGGATTACCACTACCATTAGCAGGAATTTGTTGGAATAATTCTAAGTTTACAATAGCAGGAGTAGTAACAGAAGGTTTATATCCTAAATTATACGCTAGAGCAAATAAATTTTCTCTTTCTTGAGCATATTGTAAAAATACTTCTTGAATTTGTGAATCTGTATAGAATGAAAGAACGTCCCCTATATAAGAAGCCATTTCTATAAACATAGTTCCAGGACTGCCTTCAGTGAAATCGTTTAATAAGTCAGGGTAATATACCTCTGCCATATTAATTAAAGCATTTTTAAAATCATTAAAATCTTTATCTAAATACCTTACAGATTTAGTATTATTTTTTGCTGTTGAATATGCCATTATACTTTTTTATTAAAGATTAAGATAATTATTTAAATCAGTAGTTGATGCTGTACTCGGGTCATTAGTAAAATTTAAGGCCACTGAATCTTCTTCTTCACTATTGTTTAAACTATAATTTACAGTTACAAATAAAGTATGTCCTTGTAAACCACCATCCTGAAGAGCTATATTTTTTATAGTAATTTCAGGAATATATTGTTCAATTTGGGGGGTTATTACATTTCTTAATTCATCGCCTGATATAGGGGTATTTTGTTGAAAAAGTCTATTTTTTAATCCCACTCCAAAATTTGGGTTATATAATCTTTCACCGGGTGAAGTTAATAATACATTAATTAATTTAGATTTAGCATGTAATTTTGTAGTATAATCTAAATCAAATATCTTTTTTTTATTAAAAGGTAGACGTATCCCTACTGCGACTTTTTCACTAATATCAACAGGATCTATTTTAACAGGTTTACGTAGTTTAATAGCCATTAGGGTCTAAATTCTTTTTTCTTTTCAATTGCTTTCATTACTGGACTCCAATCTTTATTTAAAAACTGATTTACAGGATCATTAGCAGCAAATGTTTGTTCTGGTGTAGGAGTTACAGCAGTTTCTGATAATAATGAATTAAGAGTATTATTGCTTGTATTAAAATTAGGAGGTGGTATTTGTTCTCTTAATTTTGCTCTAAAATCTTCAATTTCTTGAGTATTATTTGTAGTTTCTATTACACGCTGTTGGGTGGGTTGGATAACTAACTCTTCTTTTAGTAATGCTATTTCACGTCTTAATGCATGATCTATTTCTTCTCGCACAACTTTTCTAATTATTTTTTCGAATGCATTTATTTTCATCGTTATTAGTTTTTAATAAATATAAATTATTTTAATCTATTGTATTTTTTATTATACCTGTTTCATATAATTGGGTACCAGGACCATTTTCCCTAACTTCATAATAAATTTTATATGATGGTAATATTATATCAGTAATTATAGTATTTAAATTAGAAGGATCTTTTATATATTCTTCTAGAGTAGTTCCTCCTAGAGGTTTATTATTGGTATTATCTCCATTAGTATTATCTCCTAATGCAGAATCATTTAAATTTAAAATAAAATTACCATATATAGAATTTAGCTGATCTAATAATGCTTGTAATTGATCTATAGTAGCTTGGGTATTATTAATACCTTGGTCTACAAAAGGTTCTAATTGATCTATTTCATCTATAAAAAACTCAACAGGAGTATTTAAGTTAGATATAACTCCTTCAGTATTTTTTATTTTATCCTTAAAACTTTTTTTAAACTCACCTATTTTTATTACCACAGTACCACTAATAACAGGGGCTACTTGGGAGGCTAATATCCCATCTAAAGTAGGTAATAATCCTTTTATTGTGTTAATTACACCACTAAAAATATTTGTAATTTCATTTAAATTTTCAAAATTGTTTCTTATAGAATTAAATCTAGCTTTAATAGCTTCTAACTCTTCTTTTATTCCTTCTAATTTTTTTATAGCTTTTTCTAAAAAATTTTTAAACTTATTATAAGTTTGTTCAGCTTTTTGAAGAGCATTAGGAGAATCTAAAACTAATCCTTCTAGTTGTTGTTTAAAATCTTGGGGTGAAGGGATATTAGTTATAGTTTCTTCTTGTGCCCTTTTTTTAGCTACAACTAAAATTCGATCTTTAGTATCAGAAAGAGTAAAAGATGCTTGGTTAAGAATATTATTTACTAATTTATTAATCATTTAATGAATACTTTTTTACTTTCTATATCATCTAACCTAGACTTAATTTTAGCTAAGTCTTTTAAAATAACTTTATTTAAACCATTATTAATACTGGGATTAGGACCCATTAAACCTGAGGTCATTGGGTATTGAACTTTAAAAAACATATCTAAAGCATTAATTAAATCAGTTAAGATTTGTTTTAATTCCCTACTTCTTACCGCGGGTATATTAACATCTTGTCCATTTTCAATAGGGCCTATGTAAATTTTAGATCCATTAATAAAAATATCATTTCTACTATTAACATGGAATTCACCATCTGTTTTGAATACAAACAGATTTTTAGACGAAAACACAATATCGTCACGACCATTAAATACTAATCGATCACTATCAATTAATATTTGTTTACCTACGTACTGGTCTTCTTGTATAAAATTAGTTGCCATTATGTTACTAAGTTTGCTAATCTACTTGATTCGTTAACTAAATCAGAACCATTCCACTGGGCATAAAATCCTTTACCTGTGTTAAGGGTTTCTTCAAGAATATTACCACTTGATATGTTAATTTTATCACACCATTTAGGTACATTAAATAATGGACAAGGTTTATTAGAACATTGGTTGTGTCCTAATACTTTTATATCAGGATATAATTCAACATATTTACGGGTTAATCTTTTAAGAGTATTAATTTGTCCTCTAGTAATATCAAAATTTAATGGTTCGCCAGGTCCTGAATATCCACCAATCCAATTTAAGTGGATACTATTAGAGTTGATCCCAGAAGCACCATTAGTACTTATATCGTCCGAATACACCCTAGTACCATTACCATTTCTATCTATTATCCAATGGTAACCTCCTGTTTTCCAACCACTACCATCTCGTTCATTAAAAAAGAACCTCATCAAACTAGCGGGGGTTGTTGATGTGCTAGAGCCAGCAGTGTGAATTACTAAATATTTAATATCTCGTTGAGTAGTTTTAGCCATAGTTAAACTACGGTCAGGTAGAGGTAATACTAATAAAGCTCCTACTTTGTTTTTGAAAACGGCTTGTGTACCCCTTCTCCATTTATTTTCAGCATCTATATTAATTTGTTTATAATCAACATCAACAGGTATTTCATCAGGTTGGAGATCTTCTAGTACACTAGGGTTAGGATAACTTACTTCTGGTTGATTATCAGTTGTAGGGTCAAATTCAGTTCCCCCTATTTCTATTGATTCTTCATTAAATACTAATAATTCTTCATCTTGTGCTTCATCTAAAGCAGCAAATACTGGATCTATTTCTTCTACAGATTGGGTAGTTTCTATTTCTATTAATGGGTTAGAATCAATAATAGGAACATCAATATTAAATTGAATATTTTGGATTTGTAATTCTTGCTCTGGTAAAGTTTGAGGTATTATAGTTACAGGTTTTTTACTAATTTCTTCTAAAGGATTAGAAATGGGAGTATAAGTTGAATTTAAAGAATCAATATTAGTAGAAGTTGTATCTATAGGAATATTTTGATTTTCAAGCATATAAATCGAAGCAGCATCATTAGTTACATTTTCTTGAGACCCATTTCCTAAACTAAGAACCATAGCTTTATCTCCTATACTAGAGTTTCCATCATCTGGGATATCTGTTACATTATTACTTATAGCATTAGTCCCCGTTGGTCCCGTAGTAGTAAAACGAATTCTTTGTCCATTTTTACCTTCCATAATAGAATCTCCTTCACTTGGAATTAAAGGTCTTAATTCAGGGTTTTCTTTAAAATAATTCCCTAATTTTGTAGCAGCTTGCTCATTATCTTGTGAATCATCTAATCTAAAAATATAATTCCCATTTGCTGTTTGGGTTAGATTATATAATGGGGCATTGGGGTCATTACTACCTGTATATCCTAGACTAACTAAATAATTATCTAATTGTTTTTTAGCTGTTTCTCTACTAGGTGATTTGAATTCTTTTTTAAATTCAAAAGATCTAACATTAGTTTCTCTTTTAGATCTTAATTTTCTAGAATCTTTTTCTAAAGGTAAAGCATTACTAGTAGTATTATTATGAATATTGATAGCAGGAGTATAGTAATTAGTTGTAGTACTAATATCTCCTTCTAAATCATTATATATATCATCACTAGTTGATTCTATAATCTGGACTAATTCCCCAATTGTAGGATAAGTAAAGTTGTTTTTATTTAAAGGTTTAGCAGAAGGGAGAGTAGTAGAATCAGTATAATCTTGATTAAAACCAACTTCTACAAAAAATATAATACCTATATCTTCAGGACTGTTATAAGATTTATGATCAGGAGATAGAATTATGTCAACAACCCTTTTAGTTGGGTTTTGATTTTTAGGATTTCCAGAATTACCTACTAAATTACCTTTGTTTTTATTATTCCTTAGACTCATCTTTTGCTACTTCTTCGGCTATTGCTTGTAATTGTCTAAGTTCTTCATCTGTTAATAATGAATCACCACCACCTGAAGCAGCATTATTTTGTAATCTCTGAATAACAGCCATCATTTTTATAAGATGTTCATCATTTTTTACACTAACCTCTAAATATTCTTTAATAAGAGGAACTACTACAGGAGCATCACCAATGTTTTGAATTAATGGTTTTAATTCAGAAATTAAGGAATTTATTTGTTTATCCTTTTTTTTACTATTACCATATATCTCTTTAAATACGTCTGACGCTGTTTTACCGTCAAATATTATTGTATCTAATGGGTTACTCATGACGATAAATATATCCTCTTTCAAGATATCCAGAATAACAGTTATGAAAAATACCTTTCATAATTTTAACTACTTTAGTTATTATAGTTGTTTCCATACCTGTGATTTCTCTAATGTAGATATAAATAGCCTTTTTATTAAATATTTCTAAATGTTCTCTTCTTTTAAATATTGTTAGTATGGCATCTGCTACTATTATATCTTCTGGTTTTTTAAAGGTTGTAAGTAATATACTATCCATATGATCTATATATAGATCTAAGAATTCTGCTTTTTCGTTTCTTACTTCTTGTCGCTCAAATTCATTTAATATACCATCATCAGTATCAGCTTCCAATGGGTCTGCTTTACCTTTCTTTTTAGCATAATTCTTATTATTATATAATATAAGGTAATTTTTACCCACAATGCTAAAATACGAGAATGCTTTACCTTTACCTGCTTTAAAGTAATGAAGTTTCTCGAGTAGGAAGCAGATAACCTCGTGTTTTAAATCCTCGAGGTCATCTACTTCGGTGTAATAAAATTTAAATGTATGAATAAGATTCTCGGCTAACTTATAAAACGAATGGTGAATTCGTGAATTATAAATCCGATTTCTCTCTGCTTGATCTTCGCTCGCTAAATATTCTATTATTGCGTGCTCTGTATCTTCTGTAAAATATTGTCTTTTACTTTTGCGTCCTCTTTTTTTAGTCATTTAGGTTAGCGGAGGCGAAATTCGTTTAGTGCCTCCTGTATCTTCTTAACTTCGGTAAAAAACCAACCAATTTCATCATCAGTAATAAAGAAACCTTTATCGTCTATTTTACTTAATCTCTTATCACAAGAATCTATAGCTTCACTTTGTTTAACAATAAAATCTTCTAACTCTTCGTTTTTCTTAATTAAATTACGAATAGCAAATCCAGCTACAATTAGTAGGGCTAATAATATTCCAATTAGTATTTCCATTAGTCAGTAAAGAATGAATCAATAATTGATTTAGTTTTTTCGTTGAAATTAGGATTATTTTCTACGTTTATCGCTTTAGCCTTCCTTAAATTTTTATCAGCTTTGGAGGCATTTGCGGGTTTAGACGGTTGTTGTATAACCGAACCTCCGGAATTCCAAATTTGGTATTCAATTTCTTGGGCTGTTTGGATAGCTTGGTGGAGGAGTAAAGGTAGGTGGGTTCTAAGTTTAGTTTCTTTTTGACCACTATAGAAATAAAATTTATTACTTTCATCAAATAAACCTTCTTGATTGCGGATGGCTAAATACTCATTATGTGAAATTTTAATACTAGCATCCTGTAGTAAATACATGGTGCGATCATAAATTTTCATAGCTGGTACATTTTCGTTAAATTTATATACCATACCTAAATTCTTAACGTGCCAATCAGAATCATTTTTAGTAAAATACTCACTATCCCAATCTCCTAATTTACCTAACTGACCAAATAGAGATACAAAATTAAGTTCTTCTACTGTATATGATTCATTAGCTTCATGGAATGAATATAATTTATGTAATTGGTTAGCTATTTTATTTACACGTAAAATATGATCTAAATAACCCCCTGGAAAAGCATTATTAAACCAATCTTTAGTGGATGCAGGAGCAAACATCATTCGCTCTTTTAAGCAATCCGTAAGTGTTTTTAACTTTTCTAGGCGTTCACCTTCAAAATTTGTTTCTAAAACACCGTTAAAGGTTTCAAAATTAACCTTAATTTGTTCTGCTCCTATCATTCTAAAAATCCTACTCGTGATTGATCTTTTTCAGGCGTTATGCTGATAATATTTTGGAGTTCTCCATACAACTCTTTTAAATCATTTTCCATATAATGGGTTGCTTTAGTATTTTCACCTCGTTTAACCATACTATGTACACGAGATAAGCCTTGATCTAAACGATCTAAGGCTATTTGTAATTGTCTTTTATAAGCCATATTATTTATTTTTTATTGAATATACGAACGTTTTTACCGCTTTCCAAATTTTTTATAATAAGAATTACATACTCTTAACCTTTCTTTAAAGTGAGTTTTACTTTGTGCTTCAGGGTTATGAGCTAAAAATTCACTACTTAAAATATTGAGTGAATTAAGAAATTCTAATGTTTCACCAACATAATGCAATTCCAACCTATTTTCTAGGGGGATTATATTTTTTAAGTGAATTAATTTTTGCCTAATAGAATTACGCCACGCATCGAATTGTGCGTCTATATCTATGGTATCGAAGAAACTATTTAATGACATGATGCGAATTATGCGAACCGGTGCGCATTTCCCCCTCCTCCCCTACAGTAAGGGAAGATACGGCAAAAGGGATGAAAAGCCAAATTATTTTTTGAGTCTATAACGAGGAACATCATCTGAAGGACCTGTTATGGCTATTGATTTACCTATCTCACCAGTAATTTCATCACCTTTTTGGTAGTCAATTTTACCATTTTTATCTATATAAAGAATTCCATCAAACCCATATGCATCCATATATTCTTTAATTAGTTCTTTTGATAAATCAAGTCTAAACTGTCTATAATTCATTTCATTTTCAGAAAAATATGAATCTAGGTTAAAAAATTCTCCTTTTGGATACCACTTAGATTGGTTATATATCTTAGATAAGACAGACATTACACCAGATTCAAATTTCTTTTTATCAAAATTATCTTGATCCGAATATAAATCATATATAAGAGCTAATTTAGTAGGCCAGTTTTTAGATATATCTAAATATTTTAAAGCATCTTCTTCATCTTTTTTATCCATTCCTAAATTAACAACAAATTGTTCGAACTTTCCTTTCTTTTTAGTCTCACTCCATTTACCCCTATTATATCCCTTAGCTATAACTGCACCTCCAGCACCTGTAGAACCCTTTAGTTCTACATTATCTTCAGAACCAATAGTTAAATCACCACCAGTTTCTCTCTTTTTAGCATTCTTAAATAAAATAGAAAATAAAATTTCTCCGGGTCCAATATTTACATTTTTTTCATCTGATGTACTACCCATACTTCTATATAAAGCAGAAAGTTTATCTTTAGAAAGGCCTTTGGGCATATCATCAGCAAAATGGTCATTTTTAATATTTAAGTTAATAGGATTATCTATATAATTTGCAAAAGCATTTTCAAGATCTAATTTTTTTAATTCGGCCCTAAATTTACTTATATGTTTAGGTAATAAATTAGATTCTTTTGATTTTATGTTTAAATATTTTTTAATCTTTAAATTAATACGGGAATTTTTTAAATATTCAAAAGCGTCTGATATTTCTTCATCATTAAGATTTGCTTCTTCAGCATATCGAGTTAAATCTTTTGCTGTAATTTTTTCTATAGGTTTACCTACTCCTTTTACAAGTAACTTTTCCATTTCATCATCAGAAAAAAGACTTAATTGCTGTTCAGGTAATTTTATACCTTCTTCTTTAAGAATGGTTTTCAAAACACGAAGATCAGAGGGGCTATCCATATCTGGATAGCCCTTCTCACATCGGTAGGCCCATTCATTAACTAAATTGTCAATGTTGACCATAGGAATTATTTTTGTATGTTTGCAAGCTTTTGGAAGCGATCAGTGACAGTGTTAGGAACTTCTTTCTTAACTGATTCATTTAAACCCTGATTTACATCAGTAGCATCAGCTTTTACTTTTTGAACTTGATCTGCCTTATAATTAGGATATCCTACAGCTTCATCAACTCCTTCCTCATCATCCTCACCATCAGCAATTTCTTCTTCTTCAGTTTCTTCATCCTCTAAATCCATAACTTCTCCTTCCTCTTCCTCTTCTGGTTCAACCAAAGGTTTAAGCATGTTAAAAATCTGTCTTAAAGTATCTAAAGCTTCATCCCCATCTTCTACAGCGGGTTCATCAGTTGTTACTTCAATATCGTCACCAGCATCAACGTCATCGTCTTCTGCCTCAAGGAAAGCATTAAGCTCTTCTTTGATAAGTTTGTTTAATTCTTCAATAGTCATTTTATTTTGTTTTGAAAAGTTCGTTAATTTTATTTCTAACTTCAGCTCTAATTGATTCTTTGAGCTTAATTTCTTTCATTTTATCCTCAGTAAATTTTTCAGTTACTTCTTTCATTGAGTGACCTTCTAATTCTTTTAGGAATGTTTTGAAAGATGGCTTACTATCCATATTGCGGGTAACTGTTTCGTAGTGTTCCATGTATGAGTAGTAAGCAGGAACGTCTTTTAAGTTTTTAAAAACAGTTTCGGTAGCTTTTTCTCTTTGATCTTCATCTGATTCTCTAAGAGTAGTACCTAACTTTTCTAACTCAGTGTACATTCCTTTTTTAAACTCGTATGGGTTTACTGATTCAAAGTCTAAATCAACCCCAACTTTACCTTTAACTTTGTTAGGTTTTCTGTTATATCCGTAAAATTTGTCGTTAGCCATATGTTGGTTTTGTTATAAATATAGTAAGATTACAAAGACTCGTATTTAAAATATTTAATAGTAAAATCACTATAATTTTCATCCTCAACATTAGCCCCACTAGAAATACTATTATTAATAATAACATTCATTTTATGGTCTTTAAAATATGGAAGCAAACTCTTATCTAAACTCCTTACAGCTTTTCCATCATAAAATATAGTAATTTCATTAGGGGTAAATTTTAAACCGTATTTAATAAAAACATTAGCGGGATTTTTAAATCCAGTATAATGGGTTTTAGCTTTAGTATTAGTATTTTTACCTAATTTAATATCTTTATAGTGGAAATTAGATTGTACATTCCAAAAACCTAAAGGATTAAATCGATTAAATTTTAAATATCCTTGTCTATTATTAGTATACCCTTCAAATATATCAATTTCGGGTGGCCAACTATTAGAACTCCACATCCAAAACGCAGGCCATAAATTAGGACCCGTGGGGAGTTTAGCTTCTATTTCAAAATAACCATACCCAAACATTTGTTTAGAAGAAACCAACCCTACAGAAATAGGGGATTCAACAATAGTTTGAGACCCATTTTGGGTCATTTTAAATTTTTTAGGGTCTCTTTTAGTTAATAAATGAAGATAATTATACTCATCTACATTTACACATTTAGCATTATACCAACAGTAAAGTTTTTCTGCATGTATTTGTCCCCATCTTTCTTGGGTCGACCATCTATACCCAGACCACTTAAACTCTCTAACCATAACATTTTGTAATTATATCTATACATATATTTACCTTTTCCCACCCCAATACTCAACTCCATGCCCTTCTTCTATTAATTGTTTATTAACATTAACTTTAGTAATACCAGTTTCTGTGGATACCGGGGATAAAGTTTCTACGATTACTGTGGCTAACGCCCTTCCATACTTCCCAACTCCTGATACTTGTAAAACGCAGGTGTTGTCATTATATTCTAAGATTTCAACTAAACGAGCTTTAGCTGCTAATCCGCGTTCTTTCTCTTCTAGGTCTCTGGTGCGTGATTCAGGGGCATTAATACCCTCCATTCGCACCCTTATTTTTTTCCATACACTAAATCCTAAATCAATAGTGCAATCAAGAGTATCCCCATCAACTACTCTATTAACAATAGCTTTATATTCGTACATTACTTAGCAAATTTTTCTAAGCCAGCTATACCAAAGCTACCTAATGTTACAAATACAAATGAATTGTAAATAGTTTCATTGATAACTAGGTCTTCTCCAAAATAACCAGTTGCTAAATCAGTTAATGCAAATACTACCATAATAGCAAAGGATGCAAATCCTACTACTGATTTTTCGTTAATGTCGTTTTCGTCTTTAAAAATTTCTTTAAATGCCATAATTGTGTTGTTTTAAATTATTCTGTAATTAAAACCGACTGAAAAATCATGCCACGATCTATTCCAGTATTTATGGTATTTTCCTTGAGAAAATAATCCTAATTGTTTATTTACTTGCCATCCTAAAATTAACCCACCTGTGTAGTCAAACCAAGTATTACCATCAACAAAGTTAGTATATGAGTATTCATTTTTAGCACTTACATGGAGAGGTAACACACTTGCCCAAGAGTGAAGCCAAAATGATTTAGTATAGTGATAATAATCATATCCTAATACTAACGAATGATTCCATTGGTAAGGTAATAATGCTCTTTCTTGATCAACATATTCACTTAATACATTAGGAAGTGCTATAGCATTCCAAACTATATTATTTTCAGCAACCACAGCACCATCAGGATTAACCCATTCTCCCTCAAAATTAGTACCATAACCTTGTTCAATAGCTATATTTGTAAAGTCAGCTCCTGCTAATTCAGATAAAGGATTAAATCCATAGGGTTCCG